ACCGCCCTTACTGCGTGGCCTGATATGGTCGACCTCGTGCGCCTCCGGCGTACCGCATAGGTAACAGGTGTACTGGTCCCTGCGTAGTATCTCTAGCCGCAGCTTGCGCCACTCAGCGGTTCTAAGCCCAGCCATTAGTAGTAACCGTTCTTAAGGTGAAAGGCAAGGGCAGCCTGGCACGTGCCGTACCGGCTGTAGACATAGTTAGTAAACCAAACTATTTGCTGTTGAGGTGTAGCAGTTTTTAAGTACTTAGTTCTACCTTGAGGTAATCCATAATGACTACCATTAACAGCTTTAGGGTTATAGCTAGATTCTTTATATATAATTAACTTACAAGCTTTATATTCTAAACTACCGGTTGTTAATTCTTTTAGTGTTTTATCCCAATTATTACTATTACTTAATAATATTATTATAGGTAATATAATATATATATTAATTATACTCATACGTTTACTCATTTATGCAAACCCCGCAAAATCGGCGTGTCGCGCCGTCAAATAGCCAGACACCGCAACCTAAACAACGGCAGATACGAGCCTCACTTATCACCATAGCCAGCCTCCCTAAGTAGACCTACTAACTGCTCAAAGGATAGCAACGCTACCCAATCCCCTATAGAAGCCTCACCTTGCCCGTTAAGGCGTAGTACGGCCACCTTTAGGTCTAACTCACTGCCTCGGTCTTTTAATTGCTTTAGCGTGGCACCAGGGCTAAATCCAGCCCTAGCTTTGACCTCCCAGTCAATACCGACCGTACCCGTTATATCGCTACCTTGTCTGCCTGCCCCTGTACTTTCGGCATAGGCAAAGCCATTAGCTGCTAAATACTCAGCTACTACCTTTTGGCTTCTATAGCCTCTATGTTTACGCGCCTGGCTCATTGGGTAGCACCTTAACTAACTCTGACTGAGGCACCCAGTACGCAGTATTACGACTGGTAGTTTTTAAATACAGGCTGTCCTTGCAGTAATTAACAGGTAGCCAACCGCGTATTACATATGGGTTAAAGCCTGTAACTAAGATAGCCCTATCGCTATCCCTATCGTTTTCCTGAATTATTAAATGCCCGTTATCTACTGAGCTGTGTTTAACTTCCCAATCTGGGGCTATGTCTGGCTCGTTTTTATACGTGTCTACACTTAACACAAAGTTAGGTATTTTTAACCATTTAGCAGCTGCCATTTCAGCTGCGGCAGCGTGCATATTATAATTTAATATAGCCTCAGCCGGAAAATCACCGCTATGGTATTTGTGTTTATAACCAGCTTTAGCTGCATTACTTACACGCACCATAGCCACCTGTAAACACATATCTAGCTCACGCTGAGTTAACAGCACCTCTACGCTCATCTCGGCCTACAATCAGCGCATAGCCAGACAGACATCTCTAACGCCATAATCCCACCGGCTTTACTAGTTTGCCTGTTGCAACCGTCGCATACCTCGGTTTCATCTATCGTGGCGTTACCGTTTCTATCTACCTTTAAAGATACGTTGCCAGGGTAGATAATCTCCATAGCCCCCACTAGTTCACCCAGGTAGGTGGGCATTGGTCTTTACGGTCCTTGCTAGGGCATGACCAACACTTATAAGGCTTACCGGCTTTTGATATGCCAGTTTTAAACTCCATATAGCCATGCTTACAGGTTGGCTGTTCCTCGCCGCCTAGCACGTCGGCTACGACTCCTACAGCTTCTTTAATGGTCCAGGCGTCTACTTGAGTAGTAACTACGCGACCCATAAGGCTATTACTGACTGACTTAATAAGCTCGACGGTGTCTTGTATAGCTGTTAACTGGGCCTCAAAGTCTGCCTGGTCTACGGCGTAAACGTTAATTAAGTCCCCGTTAGCCATTTTAAAATTAGCCTGTAATTTAGTATCTACGTTATTAGCCATTTAATAATCCTTCCATTTCTGTTTGTATGGGTGCTACAGCTTCTATTTGATCTTTTAAAGCCCAAAAGTAAGTAGGGCTGGTATAGGTAGCGTCAAAGCGAGTAACCATAAGTAAACACTTTTCGCAATAGTGCCGCTTTTGATTATGGGATTTAGGGCTTTTGCTGTGAACGGTCCAGCTCGCCTGTGTAGTTGCGTTAGGGTGCCACTCGTTTTTAACTCGGCCCCATTGGATTTTGCAGTAATCGCACCAAGTCCCTAAATCGGCTTTAGTTATCATTGTCAAGCCCCAATAACTTTATACGGTCATAACTAGCTATTAAATGTTTAGCTACGTGCAAACCAGCGTAATAACCCTGCTCATATTCTGTTGGGACTGCCCGCTGATGTATAGCCATTATATGTAATAACTTTAATAACTCGCGCTGCTCGTCTAATGTCATCATGCGTGAAGCCTTGACTGGCAGCTAGCGCATAGGTCGACGACTAAATCGTCGTCGCGCTCGTAGCTGTTAGTTTGTGTGAACTTGTCGCACTCCGAGCAATTAGTAACCGAGCCTATTTTTAACAAGCTGTAAAGGTGATTCATTTTACAGCCCTTAGGTAGCGTGGGTGCGTTTGCCTTAGTTGTAGCTCTTTTTTCGCTGTGTTATATCCTCTTGACCAAGCCAGTACGGCTACTCCAAAAGTAATTACACCGTAAATAACCAGCATATAGATAAACGCTAAATTACCTGCCATTTTTTCTAGTCCTTTCTAGTCCGGATTTTTAATTATACGCACACTTGCCGACAATTAGCCCTTAGGCGGCGTGTCGGGCTTAGCTTTAGACTTGAGGCCGTTGCCTGCTAAAACTCCACCGAGTGAGCCGGTAAGGAAAATAGCCAGGGTTTTTAGCAGGTCTATAAAAGCTGCGTCATTAGGTGCCTGGGCATTTAAAGGCTGAGTAACAAATATAAGCGCATAAGTAATACCTAAGGTAACTAGCACAAAACAGGCAGCTAGTGAAGCCCCAATAATTAAAATTAACCTAGCGTGAATATCCTCAGGGGCTAGTCTGCGTGCCGGTCTATCCATTATACGACTGTTTAACGAGGTCTTTAGTGCAGACACCTGTAGGGATACAGGCCGGCGGTTGGCACTCTTTAAGTTTCCAGTTTTTGTATTCTTGGCAGGGATATCTGACCCAGCCGTCATAACCGCACCCAGTTAAAAGTAATGATAGGCCTAGTCCTATTGGCCATAATCTCAATTACCGGCCTAGCGGGTCTTTAGGGTTTAGGTAGCGATAAGCTACAGGTAATACAGCTGCTAAACCTGCCTTAAGCAAAAGGCTAGGGTCAGTAATGCCAGACATATAACAGGCCAGGGTTGCAGCTGCAAAACTGCGAAACCAGCTACCGGCGATTTGTTGGGCTACCTTTAGGCTGTGTTTATTCATCTTTAGCCAATCCGAGCTTAGCTATAAGCTCTTTTGTTTGTTTTGGATTTAAAGCTATTTCAAAGTGCATATCGTCTTTTCTTGACCTGTACGTACCGCCCCATTTACAGCCGTACTTAGCAGCTAGAGCTACGCATTTAGCGGCGTCCTCTTTGCTAAAAGTGTTTTCTTTGCCTAAAGGGTGTTTAGTCGCGTTTAGGTCTATAGCTGTGCCGCTTGAGTGATTACTCAGTTTGTCAGTGGTACCCCGTACCATACGGAAACAATAGCCCCAATCATCTAGGGTGCCTTTGTCTATAGGCTCTATCGTTTCGTGAAACTCTGCCGCAAGGCCAATAAGCAACGGTGCCACCTTTTCAGCGCACCGTATTTTAAGATCAGTCCCAGGTACCTTAAAAGATTTAATGCCAATTTCTGCAGGGTCCTTACTAGCCGGCCAGCCGTTATAGCTTTTAAGCTCGGACATTAAAGCGCGGCAATCTCATCTGCACTTAATCCAAGTGCCGACAACTTCGCCATTGCTGAGGCTCTAGCCGCTTCTTTGGCTTCGGCTTCGGCTGTTAATGTTGCAGCCTCAATCGTTGCGGCTTCTGCCTCTGCTATTTCGGCGGCTGTGTAGTTGCGTACTGTTTCCTCGCCGGTGTTAATATCTATAATGCGTTCAAAATATTTTGCCATTTTATGCACTCCCATAAATAAACATTGTTCCTGCGTCAAAATTGCCTCCGCCAGTAACGGCAGAAATAGAACTTATTGTCGCTGTGTTATTCCAAAATCCTTTGTAAACCACTAATGAATTATTGTTACCAGTAGACAAATCGCCACCGCCGGTAACATCTACAATTTTATAGGGACCTGAACTATTCGCCCCTGAAATTGTAACTCCCGCTTGCACAACGGAAGCCGCAACTCCAGACATCACTCCAACTTGTATTCTTGCATTTGACGCGCTTCCTAGTGGATTTACAACACTTTGCGACCAAGTTGAGTTATTTTCAACGCGCCAACCCCAAAAACCATAATTATTAGCAGTATCTCCATTAAACCTAATAGCAATACTTACACCTGCTGAGTCAGATGAAGCACCGCTAAAAATAACTAAATAAGAATCGTAGCCCGATAATCCTGATACCGTAACTGTTGACGCACCAGTTAAAGCCGTACCGCTAGGGCCATTAACTAAAGTAAAACTTTTTGCAGGGCTTGTAGGTGTTGCCCATTTCAAACCTAAAGCCTGTGCGCTGTCGGCTGTTAGTACTTGGTTATTTGTGCCGATAGGTACACGCGCGTCAACAGTACTGAACCCGTAAAGATCGCCTTTAGTAGTTAGCGGCGATACTGACCCGGTTTGTACATAATCAAAAAACGTAGCTGCGCTGGTGCTTCTAAAGTAAAGCACGCCGCCCTCATATTGGTTTAGGGCTAGTGAGCCGGCAGTATTAACGGTGGCTGTACCAGCTGTAACTGTGCAGATACCGGCACCGATATTTTGTATATTGACCGTATCACCGGCAGCAAACAAAGCTGTATTTACTGTAATGGTAGTAGCACCGGCTGCGTTCATAATTACCGTAGTGCCTGCGTCTGCAGCTGTAAGCACGTAGCTAGCAGTTTTAGCTGTAGCCTCGCCACCGCCCATAGCGGTCTGCTGTAGGCTGGTCATTTGTGCAGCGGTTAGCACCTGCCCAGTAGTGAAAGTCTGTTTAGCCATTAGTTACCCTTCATAGTGTTTAGTATGATAGCACCGAGCTATCCAAAATCCCGTAAAGCGCGTTATCTAAAATAAAACTTTCTATAATTGGCTCTAAAGTAGTAAAAGTAGTAACCCAGGTATTAGGGGTTATGTTATGGGATACGCCAAAAACTTGTAAGGTTTTATCTAAAGTGCTGGTGCCTACGCTGTTTGGCTGTGTTGATTTAACGGTGATAGTGTCAAAGTAATCCAGCCCTAAGGCCGCTACTATTCCTGCGTCATAGCCGACTGTATTTAAATCTTTAAGGGTTACCGCGTCGCACCTTACGGTAGTTTCCTGGCGACTGGCTACGTAAGCCTGGGCATAATTTAGGGCCTCGGTTGTAGTCTCCATGAGTAAGTCGGTTTTTGTGTAGCTGTGTAAAAAATACTTGTCTATAGAGTCCTGGTTACTAGCTGTTTGAGTAGCTAACCCTGTAGCTGTTATTGAGGCTTTGTTATAGATCAAAGTATCATCAAGCACCCAACGTACGTTGCCGTATTCAATCCCTGAGCCGTCGTCTGCAAAAGTAGTGCTTGCACCGCTTACGCTGCTCGAGGTTAACGCCCGATCTTGGAAAACAAAGTTGCCGGCAGGGTCCATATATACCGCCCCGTATTCGCTTAGCTCTACTGTTTGCAAGGCGTTTAGTGCAGTTCTTGAGGTGCCAGGATCAGCTTGCAAAGTAGTTAGGCCTGCGTCTACGTCGCGCATTGAACTAGGCCAGGCGATAGCGTCTAAAATATTTGTAATTCGGGCACCTGATAACTGTCCAGCACTTGAGCCCGCTACAGTCGTAACGTTGCCCAGGTTAAGCAATCTAAAGCCGTCTACGGCCGTTAGAGTCGTGTAACTGACCTCACCGACTACTTGCGCCTGAGTGTAGTTATAGCCGGTTATATAGCCTGCAAACAACGGATAGGTTACGCCGGTGTTATTGTCTACGCCGTTTAAAACTATCTTGCGTAAAGGCAGCAAAAGCCCCGCGTAGGGGCTACTAGCATTTTGCGGGTTGAAGTCGCCGTTAACGTCTGCAATACGCACGCTAGCCGTACCTGTTTGGAAAGCGTCTGACTGAGCGTTACGGCCTCTAGTAATGCTTACACTTTGTACCTGGTCGGACACGTCAACAATTACAGCTGTAGCGTCAGCCAGGATATTTATATCTAATTGCCCTGAGTCTAAAAGTAAAGCCTGGCCAAAAGCGGCACCAGACGAAAAGTTAATAAAGCACTCAACGGTAGGACTAGCCACTAGCTACCGGCCCGACTTAGGCTATAGCCGTTTGAGTTGCCAATCTGTAAAGCTAGTTGCACCGTACGTAAAAAGTCGTCCTGGTTGCCGATAAAGCCTGAGCCGGTCGGGTTTACGTTCACTACTACAGCTGCTTGTTGGGCTGCTATGCCGGCTTCCATTTGTGCATTAGCGGCTCCTAGTGCTGCTAAATCAAAGTTTAAATAACTTAAATCTGGCAAGGTACCAGCAGCTAAATTAGTTTGGGCTTGCTGTAGCCCTGTTTGCATTGTTGGGTTAGCAGCTACGCTAAAGGCGGCTTGGTTACTAAAAGATATTTTGCCTAAGGCTTCTATACGCGCTTTTGTGTCTGCCAGTATCGCCTCGTTAGCCCGCTTGCTAGCTTCTACAATCATTTTAAGGCGGTCTATTTCAGCAAAAGTAGCGTCCCGTTTAGCGTCCTCCAAGTTTTTAAGTGCTGTTATATCGTCGTTTTTATCCTCGGTCTTTAGAGCTTGCAAGGCTTTTACTCTGGCCTCGTCCTCTTTGCTTAGCTTGCCCTGTAGGGCAGCTGCTAGCTGTATTGCGTCTAAATCAAAAATACGCCGTAGTTTTTCGTTAGCCGTTTGCTCTTTAGTAATAGCTACTATTTTCTTTTTGTCGGCTATCTCAGTTTTACGAGCTTTAGCAGCTTTAGCCGCTGCCGCTTCTGCCACTCTAGGGCTTTGTCGGTTAGTGCCGGTAATCTCTGAGGCTACGGTAGCTTTACCTAATCTTGATAGCTCATTTATGGCCATAGCAATAGGGCCAAACTTTAATAATGAGTTTAAACTTTTAGCTACAGAATTATTACTAATTGTGTCTACTAAAACGCTAAACCCTGTTATAGCGAACCCTATTTGATTAGCAAAGTTTTCCATAGATTTAGCGGCGTCGTCTATACCTTTTTCGTCGCCTAATCTTTGTACACCGTCAATTAAGGCAAAGCCGATAGTTTCGCTTGCTTCTTTAGCTGCTATCTGTAATTTAGCCATAGAGCCGGCGTAAGTATCAGCTGCAGCTTTTGCGCTACCTGCAAATAACGTCGTTAGCTTGGCTTGTATTTGTTCAAAACTGCTAGTAGCTAACTCAGCTTTAGATAATCCAACGCCTAAACGGCCTAAGGCTGTGTTTTGTCCTAAATAGGCTTTTGATAATGAGGCTGCTACTGCGTCTACAGATTTACCGGTCGCCGCGCTTATGTCTAAGCTTAAGGCTAGTAATTGCTGGGCTTTGCCTAATTCATTTGTCGACCTGATTAGGCGACCAAACGCCGGCCTTAAAAGGTCTTCCGACACACCTGTCGCTCTTTGTAGGCTGTCGACATAGGCATTAACACCGGTAGAAGCAAACGCTAGGCCTAAGTTATCTAGGCTTTTATTGAGTACTGCTACGGCTTTAGATTCCTCTAGGGCTGCGGTTACTGCCTTTTTAGTAAAAGCTGTTACGGCGGTAGTAGCTGCAGCAAAAGATAACTTAGAAGCTAGCCCCATTTTCTTAAAAGATTTTTCTAAACTACCTAAACCTTTAGTAGCTTGCTTTGTGCCTTTGTTATTATAACTAACAATTATGGGGACTTTAATAACCATTAACTAGCCAACTTTCGATTAACTGCAGCTTGGGCTTTATCTATAGCGGCATTACTTTTAGTTACAATTTCCTCGCGGTTATCCTCTACTGCTTTATAGGCTATGCGGCCTTGCTTGCCGCGTACCGTTACGTTTGACTGGGCCTGAATAGCGTTAATAAATCTAGCACCCTGAGCATTTTTGCCCTGTGGATTTTTACGGCCTGCAGTTTCATAAATTGCGCCGGCAGGGTCAGCGTTGATAAGTAAGTATGCCTTGCTGGTCCAGGTGCCGCGCTTACGGGCTCTGTCGATCTTTGTTTTAATTCCCATTTTTACAGGTTTGGCTTTAAAGGTCAGCCGGTCCCACTTGCCGGATTTAATAGGTTTAGCCCAACCGCTTAAAGGTGCTACAGCTGGGGCCAATTTACGTGCGTCTATCTGGGCTATTTTCATAGCCTGGTAAATTGTTTTGTTCATCTCTTTTAATGCGTCTGGGTCAAACTGACGTAATGCCCTCACCGTTTCATCTAGTCCTACGATTTTTGCGGCTGGCATTTTTTAGAGCCTCACTCCTGTCAGTTAACACCTTCACTAATGCCGCCAACATCTCCGGCGACATTTCCAACAATTCTTTAGGGGTAAATCCTGTTTCTAACGCTAAGGCTGCGATTTGGTAGGTTAATAGTTGCCTATCACCTACCCAGCTAAAGGGTCTACTTCCTCTACCTCTACAGCCTTTAACGTATTTAAAAAGGATTCACCAAAAACGGCTACTTCTTTTTTATTGTGCTTTAGTGCTAACCAACACAAATAATAAACATCTGTTTGAGATTCCATTTCGCGGAACCGCTTATTTATCCCCATTTTTGCGTAGGCTTCAAACTCTACTTCGATAGCCGGCGTAATGTCGTATTCCTCTACTACGCCGGTATCGCGTGTAATTTTTAGTTTTACCATTTTCTAGCCCTCTTTTCTTTAGTTATGCGGTAGTAATAGTTACGTCTGTAGTTAGATCAAAAGTAATGTCTAACATAGCTACTTCGCCGTTAGCACCGTTAATAGGGGTATAGCCGTTTACAAAAACGCTACCGCTATAAACTGGGTTTGTTGCGCTTGCTGTTGCGCCGTTAGGTGCAATTTCAAACGCTGCCGAGGTGCCCTTTAAGCTGTTGAGTACTGCAGCGGTTGAGCCTGCCCCTATAGCTGCCTGGTCGATATATAGGGTAGCTGACAGGGTGTGAGCTGCAAGGCCCTTGAGGAACTTATGCGCTGAGTCGCCCATAGCTGTAACCTCGAGTTGGTCGTAGTTGATATTGAGGCTTGCTGACTGTACTACTGTGGTCATTACATAAGTACCTAGTTTAAAGTAGGTATTATTTGTAAAATAAATTGCCATTATTCCTGCACTTCCTTTACTTTAGTAGGGGCTGGGCTTACCGAGGATTCCTCTAAAGCACCAATTTTTAGCAAGTGTGGTAAGTCCCACCCTTCTAAATCTGTGTCGTTAACGGTACCGCCGAGGCCAACGCCTGCGATTTCGTTATCTATCATTACTTTATAGTTAGCCATACTTAACTCCACTCGCTTATTATCTCTAAACCAGCTTCACTTTGAAGCAAGTTACCGCTAGGGGTTTCCAAAATTGCAGGGGCACTAAAGCTAGTTATATTTATAGTTAAACCTGAGCCGGCTAACTTTTGCATAACAGCTAAATAAAAATCCTCTAGTTTTGTTTGGTTGCCTAAGTTATCCATAAGCGGCACTAGTAAAAACAATTTAAAACGTACCGTAGGGGCTATAGCTGTTTTAACGTTACTGTTAACCAAGATATAAGGGTCATCATTGGCGATAACTAACGAGTTAGCCTGGGGTATTTCTGGAATATGGTTAAAAACTGACCAGACAGCCGTATTAGCTAAAGCTGTAGCTAGTGTTGATCTAAGGGTAGTTATTGCGGTTGGCATTAGCCCACCATTGAGTTAGGGGACATATACGGCGCGATTAAGCCGCGTACTTTTGCTATAAGGGTATTGCCTAGCTGATAAGGCGAGGCGATAAATCCATCTACAGTTGTAACGCTGGCCCCTGGCGCGCTGCGTGCTTGCCATATTGTCGTAGCTAATGCAGCTGCAGCTTCGCGTACGGCTGGCACACTTGCATAAGATGTAGCGTGGTTAGGTCCAGTAACTAAGCCGTAAGGTTTTACTAAATGTATAGTTTGGTCCGCAGCTGTTTTATCGTAAGTGAACCGGTAAAGGTCATAGCCAGTTAGTGTTTTAGTGCCGTTAAAAGTAGTACCTGCGCCGGTTACTGTTACTTGCTGGCCAGTTACAAAACCATGAGGTGTAGGGGTAGTAATTGTAGCTACGTTGGCTGACAAAGCCGTAGCAGATATAGGCGCGGTGTTAAACCATAAGTATTTGTTAAGTAAATCCTCTGTCGCCTGACACACCTCTTCAATCGTTGCGTCGCTGTAGAGGGTGATACCAGTAATACCGAGCAAAGCGCGTAACTCAGCCATAGTTATATATGTTGCAGCCACGCGCTCTACTCCTTACTGTTTGGGCCTAAACCCCACCGGACTAGGGGCAGGGTCTAGGGTTCTAGTGTTTTAGGCTTATGCCTTGTTATTCTTGAACGCGCCACCTGAGGCTAAATTGGCC